GACCGTCGACCAGATCGTCGATATCATCGAGTCGCGCCGCACCGGCCGCGAGGTCACGGTGAAGACGACGATGGCCGAGGCGACGCTGGCGAACATCGCGCAGGCGATCGCAAACGCCGCGCCCGTGGCGAACGTCCTCGAACTCGACGACGGCCTGGCGGCGTTCAAGCCCGCGTACTCCGCGATCCTGATCGACGGTATCGCGCCGGGCGGCTTCAAGCGTCGGATCATCGTCCGGAAGACGCTCCCGACGGATGCCGTCGGCATCGGCTACAAGAAGGATGACCAGACGGTCGTCCCGGTCACGTGGAAGCTGCACTGGGTTTCAACCGTGATCAAGTCCCTCAAGATCGAGGACGCAATTTCCTAACCGATCCGCGCCGCCGGCGGCCCTACATTCGTCGCCGGCGGCGCGCCACCCCCGAACACAACCCCGAAAGAGAGTCACGAAATGACCAAGCGAAGCGAACCGATCGCAACCCTCGAGCACGTCGCCGGGGCCGCGGAAGCATGGGCGACGAGCGAGGAGCGACTCCCCGTGTTCTCCGTCCGCCGCCCCGTCTTCGACGACGACGGCGCCCCGGTCCTCGACACGAGCGGCGTTTACCCCGAAGGCTACGACGGGGACTATCCCGTACTGACCGAGCTCGTCACCTACACGATGCCCGCGAAGCCGAACCCCGGCTTCGCGCTCCGCTACCTCAAGCTCGCCCGGCAGATCGGCGACGCCGCGTCCTCGTGGCTGATCGAGACGGCATGCGGCGAAGAGGCGTACGACGCGCTCGCCGACGATCTGATCACCTACGAAGAGGCGAACCCCGGCCAGTCTGTGACGCTTCTCCGGAAGATCGCCGAGCGCATTCAGACGGCCGCGATGGGCGGGCTTGACGGCGGCCCAAAAGTCTGACCGACCTATTCCGAGCGAGGGCAGAACAGATCATGTGGATTGTCGAAGAGGAAGCCGAGGCGGACGTCGCCTCGGACCTTTCGGCGTTCCATCGGATCGACGACGTCGACGCGATCGACGGACCCCGCTACTTCTCCCTCGCGCAGCGCCTCACGGCCTACAGCGGCGTACGCGCCGCAGTGATCGCCGAGCGTCGCTACCGCGAAGAGCACGGCGGCAGCGGAACGCAGAGCAGCAGCCGGGGCGGAGCGACGCAGGCGCCGGAGGCGGCGGTCCTCGCCGACGTATCGGAATGGGTTGAGCACGTCAAGCCGGATGAGGAAGGGTAAGCCGTGGCCGGACAAGTAGTCGCCGAGGGCGTCGTCGTCATTGACGCCGACGCGAAGGGCATCGGCCCGAAGATCGCGAAGGATCTCGACGACAACCAGGGGACCGTCGCGGCGTCCGGCGCGGGGATCGGCCGCTCGATCTTCGGCGGCATCCTGGCCGGCTACGCCGCGATCGGCGGCACGCAGGCGATCGTCGGCTACTTCTCCGGCGCGATCAGTGGCGCCTCGGATCTGAACGAGACGCTGTCGAAGTCCTCCGCGATCTTCGGCGCGAACGCCTCGGCGATCGAGTCCTTCGGCAACAACGCCGCGAAGAACGTCGGCCTCTCGAAGGAAGCGGCGATCGCGGCCGCGGCCGGCTTCGGCGACATGTTCCTGCAGCTGGGCTTCGTCGAGGATCAGGCCGCGGCCATGTCGCAACAGGTGGTCATCGCCGCGGCCGACCTCGGCTCGTTCTCGAACCTCGAAACGGCCGACGTCGCCGACCGGATCTCGGCCGCCTTCCGCGGGGAGTACGACTCCCTCCAGGCCGTGATCCCGAATATCAACGCCGCGCGCGTCGAGTCCGAAGCGCTCGCCGCTACGGGGAAGACGGTCGCGAGCGAGCTCACGGCGCAAGAGAAGGCGGCGGCCGTCCTCGCGATCGTGCAGGAGGACGGCGCCCGCGCGATGGGAGACTTCGCGCGCACGAGCGACGGCGCCGCGAACAAGCAGAAGACCCTCACGGCATCGCTCGAGGATCAGACGACGAAGCTCGGGTCGGCGCTCCTGCCGGCGTGGAATAACGTCCTGTCTTTCATGACCGACACTGCGCTCCCCGCCTTCGGGTGGCTGATCGACAACCTCCCGCTCGTCGGCTCCGTACTCGGCGGGCTCGCCACGGCGCTCGTCGTCGCGTTCGCCCCGGCGATCTGGGGGGCTGTCACGGCCACGTGGGCATTCACGACGGCGCTTCTCGCGAACCCGCTTACATGGATCGTCATCGGCATCACGGCACTCGTCGCCGGGATCATTTGGCTCGCGACGCAGACGACCTTCTTTCAGGACGTGTGGACGAACGTCACGAACGCGATCGGCACCGCGTGGAACTGGCTATGGACAAACGTCCTTGAGCCCGTCTTCAACGCGATCGGCGCCGTCTTCTCGTGGATCTACAACAACATCATCATGCCGATCGTCACCGGCATCATGCTCTATATCGGCCTGTGGGCGGCTGTCATTACATGGCTGTGGGAGACGGTGATCTCCCCCGTCTTCTCGGCGATCGGCGAGGTCTTCAACTGGGTGTGGAACTCGGTTATCTCGCCCGTCATCGGCTTCATCTCGGACGCGATCAACAACGTCGGGATCATCTTCGATTGGCTCTATGCGAACGCGATCAAACCCGCCTTCGACGGCGTCGCCACGGCGTTCAACTGGGTTTGGAACTCGATCATCTCGCCGGTCATCGACGCGATCAGCGGGGCGATTTCGGGGGTCGGGGACACCGTGGGCGACGTCTTCGGCGGCATCGGATCGTTCATCGGCTCGGCGTTCCAGGGCGCCCTCGACGTCGTGCGCGGGCCGATCAACGGAATCATCGGCCTCGTGAACTCGGCTATTCGCGGGATCAATCAACTCAAGGTGACGATCCCTGACTGGGTGCCGATCGTCGGCGGGCAGACGTGGGGCCTCGATATTCCGACTATCCCCATGCTCGCGAAGGGCGGCGTGATCACCGGAAGCGGCTCCGTCCTCGTCGGCGAGAAGGGTCCGGAGATCCTGAACCTCGGCCGCGGCGCTTCCGTCGTGCCCCTCGATCGCGCCTCGACGGACCGCGGCAGCGATGCGCCCTTCATCGGCGGCGACCTCGTGATCAACGAGGCCGAAGATCCCCTCGGGACTGAGGGCCGGATCGCGGCGGAACTCCGCAAGTGGAGGAAGAAGTAATGCCGACCCTCGTTGAACTCATCTCCGCGACGGACTCGATCACGTTCGCCCCGACACCCGACGTCGCCGGCGGATGGGTCTACAACAACGTGACCCTGGACGAGTGGTATCGCCTCGCGTCCGCGGATCCGAAGCTCTCGAAGCGGCCGAACGCGCACGGCTCCTACAACCTCGGGCAGATCTTCACGAAAGAGCACCGCCCCGTCGTGAACGGGCAGTACTACGGGCAGAGCGTCGCCGATGCCCTCGCGCAGCGGCAGCGCCTCAATGCCCTCTTCTCGGACGGGCAGGCCGTGACGATGCGCGTTACCGACGAGCTCGGCGCGACGACGCGGCGCGTCTGGCTTCTCGAGGCCTCGACGACGTTCCAGCAGGGCTTCACGCACTTTCCCTTCGACCTCGCCCTCGTCGCCCCTGACCCTCGCCGCTACGGCGCGACCGTCTCCGACTCCGAGGGGATGCCGGCCGCCGGCTCCGGCCTCGTGTGGAACCTCGGCACCGCGGGCTCCGGTCTTTACTTCGACTGGGGGACGGCCGGCGTCGAGGGCATCGTGCAGTTCACGAACACGGGCAGCGCGGCCACGCTCCCCCGGATCGAGGTAGGCGGCGCCGGCTCGTTCGACGCGGCCGGCTTCCGCGTGACGGAGATCGAGACAGGCCGCGAGCTCACCTTCGTTCGCGCCACGAACTACGGCGAGGTGATCGTCTTCGACTCGCGGACGCAGCGGGCGACGCTCGCAGCCGGCGACGTGACGGCCTTCCTTCTCTCGCGGGATTGGTTTACGATCCCCGCCGGCGCGACTCGCCGCTATCAGATCAACCCCCTCGGAAGCGTGACAGGCTCGCCGACGATCACTATCTACGCCGCCCCGGCGAGCATGTAAGGGAGACTAGGCACATGGCACTCACTAAGGGCTTCGCCCGGAACAACGCGAAGACGCCTCTCGATCAGCGCCTCGCCGATATGGCGACGATCGTATGCAATGCGGACGGCTCCCCTCGGACGGGCGTCCTCGGCTCCGCTAACCCCTCGATCGTCTCGGCCCTGGCCACGTGGCACTTCCGCGTCCAGGCCGCCGAGTTCGTGACGTCGAAGGGTAAGGCTGACGGCGTCATGATCTATACGAACGACGGCGTCGTCGACGTGCCGATCGCCGCAGGCGCGCCGGCCTCGAACTCGCGGATCGATGTTCTCTGGACGAAGCACGAGGACAACACGACCGGAGACGCGGCATCCCTGCCGATCTTCGGTGTGACCTCCGGCGCGGCCGCGGCGTCGCCCGTGAAGCCGGCGATCCCGACGGGCGCCGAGGAGCTCGCCACGCTCCGCGCTTACTCCGGAACGACCGGCGCATCCGGCGGCGCGAACATTCTCACGAACACGTATCGTATGACCGCCGCCCGCGGCGGCGTCGTCCCCGCCCGTACGCTCGTGGAGCTCCAGGCGTGGGCGAACCCCGTCGTCACGCAGCGCGCCGAAGTCCTCGCAAACTCGAAGCCGTACGAGTACAACGTCGGCGCATGGCGCCCGACGACGTTCTCGATCGAAGCGAAGACGGGGACGACGGTCCTCACGGCCTCAACGCTGACGACGGCCGTCTCCGTCAACCTCCCCGCGGACGCGCCGGCCGGCGACTACCTCGTCTCCTACTCCGTCATCACGGATACGGGCGGCGTCGGCTCGCGCTTCCATCGCGTCGCGTGGGACGCCGCCGAGCTCACGAGCTATATCGCTGATTACATGAGCAGCGCTCCCGCGGGCGGACTCTACGCCGCCGACTCAATGCGGAAGCTCGCGCACGCGGGCGGCGCGGCGAGTGTCGTCCTACAGGTGCAGGTCAATGCGACCGGCCCGATCTTCCGATACGCCCGGATCGTAGTTACCTATATCGGTCCGAGCTAATGGCCGGCGTCTCTTACGCGCTCGCCGACTTCGTCACGGGCGGGCCGATCCTCGACCTCCCCGTGAAAGAGGGCGCCTCGTGGGGTGCGCAACTCAATCGCCCGGACACAGTCTCGTGCTCCGTCGACATGAACGATCCCGACGTGCTCGCCCTCGATCTCCGCTCGTCGAGCGAGCCGAACAAGACACTCCTGATCGCGCGCACGGACGACGACACGATCCTGGCGTGGGGCCTGATCGGCGACGACGGGCGCGAGTGGGACGAGGACTCGCGCACCCTCTCCCTGTCGGCGACGGGCGTCCTCTCGTCCTTCTTCGGGAAGACGATTATCGCGCCGAGCGCGGCGAAGACGGACTCGCTAATCACCCTCGACGGCGAAGGCTACCCCGTCGTCAACCCCGCGCTCAACTCGAGCTATGCCGGCTTGTCGCTCGGCTCGATCGGGAAGCGCCTCGTCGCCGCACGCCTCGCCTTCCCCGGCGCGCCGACCGTCTTCGACCTCCCGGCCGACGAGATCGGGACGCGCGAGCGCGCGTACCTCTTCGCCTCTATGAAGTCGATCGGCTCCGCCCTCGGCGATCTGACCGGCGTCGAGAACGGGCCCGACTTCGCCTTCGAGGCGCGACGCGGCGCAGGCCTCGGCCTTCGGTATCTCATGCGGCACGGCTCCGAGGCGAACCCCCGCATCGGCTCGGACGCGGGCTCGTGGCATCTCGGCGAGGGCTCGCCGATCACGGGCCTCAAGGTGAAAGACGCGATCGCCGCCGGCGCCTCGGCGGGATGGATGACCGCCGGCAAGCAAGCCGGCGCCGCGCTGATCTCGCGCGTCCTCAATCCCGCCCCGCTCGCAGCCGGCTACCCGCCCCTCGACCTCGTCGACACCTCCCACTCCGACGTCTCGGTGCAGGCAACCCTCGACGCCTACAACACGGAGAACATGCGCGACGCCGGCACGGCTACGCGAGACCTCTCGTTCACGGTGCGCGCCGACGCGACGCCCGCCCTCGGCTCGTATCGCCCCGGCGATACGATGATGATCGACATTCCCGACGGCCACCCCTGGCTCACAACCTCGATCCCGATCCGCATCACGTCGATCTCCGGCGACGAGGCGGGACTGGACGTCAAGATCGGATGCGTGATCCTCAATGCGTAGCAGCCGGCAGGGCGCCATTCCGAGCGAGCTCGGTTGGCTGATCGACGAACTCGACGGATTCTCGGAGCGGCTTCGCACGCTCGAGGCGCCGTCGGGCGAGTCGCTGTCCTCGACGGTCGCGAAGCTGCAGGCGCTCATCGCGAATATCCAGGCGCAACTAGACGCATGGGTGCTCACTCGCTACGACAACGCGACCGTCGACGCGCGGATCGCGACGGCGATCTCGACGACGCTCGCCGGCAACGTGTCGATCGGCGGCGCTCTTCTCGTCCCGAACGCCTACAACACAGACATTACGTGGACGCGCCGCACGGGCTGGTGGGGGAACGACGGCCGCGCCGGCTACGCCTCGAGCTCGCGCAGGAAGAAGACGGCGATCAAGCCGGCCGACGAGGCGGGGCTGCTCGCACTTCTCGACGTTGAGCCGAAGACGTTCCGTTACCGCGCCGAGATCCTTCGACGGACCTCGCTCCGGATCAACGCCGGCGAGGATTACGTGCCGGCCGTCGAACTCGGGCTCATCGCGGAAGAACTCGAAGAGGCGGGCCTGGGCTTCTTCGTCTATCACGACGAGGCAGGCACCCCCGAAGGTATCGAGTACGGCATGCTCACCGTCGCCCTTCTCGCGATCGCGAGGCGGCAGCGTGACGAGATCGACGAGATGCGCGCAGATATCGCAGAGATCCGAGAGGCGATCAAATGACCGAAGATCGACCGTCCGAGAGAGGCCGCGAGCCCGGTAACTGGGAACTCATGCGCGGGATAGAACGTCTCGAGCGACGCTTCGAAGATGCGGCAAAGGGCTTCGTGTCCGTCGAGGTTCACCGGCTTCTCGCCGAGCGCGTGCAGAGCGTGGAGAAGGCGGTCGGCGTGGCGCGCACGGATGCCGAGACGGATATCGAGAAGGCGAAGACGGAGGCGGCCGCGGCTATTGCCGGCATCCGGACGGAGCTCGACAATGGGAAGAAGCAACGCGCGCAGACGTGGACGGCGATCGGCCTACTCGCGGCCGGCGGCGCCATCGGGCTCTTCTACGACATATTCACGCGAGGGCTGGGAATGGGCGGATGAGCGAACTCGTAGAGCACGAGAAGACGGTCGAAGCGCCGGCGCACGTTGTCGCCCCGTCGAGGCATGATCAGGCGAAGGCCGCCCGCGGAGCGCGGCTATGGACGTGGATTGCACGCCTGACAGGGCTCGCCCTTCTCGCGGCCGTCCTCGGCTTCGGCTTCTACCTCGCCGCCGCAAACTCGCAGGCGCGCGAGCGTGGTACTACCCTCTTGCCCTTTTTAGGGTAGTTTCGCGCTAAACCGGTCCGGTCAGCTACGCACACCCAAGCATTGAGGAACAATTATGAGCACTCTGATTCAGGTGGACGCTCGCAAGAGGATCAGCCTCGGCTCGCTCGCCCACCACG